TCATGATAGATTTTATGTTATACTGACTGGGGCGGTTATTAGACTACAAAATATACGTATGCTACTGGACCCACCCACACGGCCTATCTATGAAAATTTACCCTAAACCTTTTCGGTGCGTAAACCTCAAAAAACCCTCAAAAAACCCTCGAAAAAAACACACTTGTGAAAATTTTCAAAACCCAGTATAATTAACCCAAAAGGATACCCTACCATGACTCAACACCTACCTGCTGAAATTATACAAATTGCCCCAGAAGCACTGGAAGTAGCTAATTGTTATCTTCAAATTAATGATGCCCGCAAGGTCGCCCAAGAACTTGACTTGGATGTTGAAACTGTAACCAGCATACTAGCCCGACGTGAAGTTAAAACATATATTGATTCGGTGTTCATGGACTCAGGATACAACAACAGATTCTTGATGCGCCGGGCCATGGATGCCCTAATCAAACAAAAGTTTTCCGAACTTGAAGAAGCTGGTACCGGGTCCCAAAAAGACATATCGGAACTACTTGCCTTATCACACAAAATGTCAATGGATTTACTGGACAAGGAAATCCAGCTGGAAAAAATTCGTTCAGGCACTGCACCTCAGCGTCAAGTCAATGTACAGATCAACGAGGGCCTAGATGGATCAAAGTATTCAAAACTAGTGCAACAGCTAATTACTGGCGAAGGTATTTAATGCTAACTATTAGTCGTCCAGATGTTAACTCGGAAGTTATCACAGATTTCCCAGCCTCAACCAGATTTATTAAACTGCCGATTACCAACTACTTAAAGCTACTGGGAATTTGGGAAACCATCAACAGACCCCAAATCGCACTAATCAACGCCGTCAACGACCCCAAGTACAGATTCGTTTGTGCCGCACTTGCACGCCGCTTAGGTAAAACTTACATTGCCAATGTGGTAGGTCAGTTAGTGAGTTTAGTGCCTGGGTCAAATGTACTTATTATTTCGCCAAACTATAATCTCAGCAGCATCAGTTTTGAGCTACAACGTAAACTAATCAAGCACTTTGATTTGGAAATTACTCGTGATAACTTAAAAGACAAGATCATTGAAATCTCAAATGGGTCAACCATTCGCATGGGTTCGCTATCAACAGTTGACTCAACTGTTGGTAGGTCGTACGACTTAATCATATTTGATGAAGCTGCACTGGGTGAAGGCGGCGAGGCTGCATTTAACGTTGCACTACGTCCTACTCTAGACAAGCCCACTGCCAAAGCCATCTTTATATCAACACCTCGTGGTAAAAACAACTGGTTTAGTCAATTTTGGAATCGTGGTTTTGACGACAATTTTCCAGAATGGATTAGCTTACAAGCAGACTACACTGAGAATACTCGTATGGCTGAGTCGGATGTACAAGAAGCCCGCCGGTCAATGTCAAAGTCAGAGTTTGAACAAGAGTACATGGCTAGCTTTACCACGTATGTTGGACAAATATATGATTTCAAAGCTAGTAGCGTCTGTGAACTACCCGAAAATATAAAAGGTGAAGCCATAGCGGGTTGTGACCCAGGTTACAGAGATGCTACAGCATTTGTGGTTATCATCTACGATCCAGCATCGGATTGTTTCTACGTGGTTGACGAATACTTGCAAAGTGAAAAGACTACTGCTGAACACGCTGTGGAGTTTAAAGAACTTAGTCAGCGTTGGGGTGTTGAAGTTATATTTATTGACTCTGCAGCTGCACAATTTGCTGGCGACTTGGCTTATCAATACGATTTGTCAACTACCAGAGCCAAAAAAGATGTGCTGCCCGGAATTGCCTATGTGCAAACACTAGTAGCACAAGGTCGATTAAAAGTTGCACCACACTGTGAAAATGTACTAGCTATGTTTGACCAGTACCGCTGGGATCAACGTGAGGGTCTGCAACGCGAGCGCCCTATGCACGATGATTATTCTCACATGGCTGATGCAGTTAGATATGCATTGTATACTTATACTCTATAGGTAGCAAAAATATTATGTTGACATTTTTGTGCCTAAAGAGTATAATACTAGTACAATAACATTAGTGCTAGCAAAAAGCTCAAGGTAAAATCTTACTATACTAAGTTAAATGGCTAAAAACACAAATAATCGTATTCCAGTAAAATGGGTACGCGATAAGGCTAAAGCAGCCTATGAAAAGAAGTCTGAATGTTTTATCTGTGATAAAACCCAAGATTTAGAACTTCATCACCTACACTCGGTAACAATACTTTTGGAACTGTGGGCTGAACGAAAAGGCTACGATATATCCTCCGATGAAGGTATTTTAGCTGTACGAGATGAGTTTATCACAGAGCATAATGTTGAGTTATACGATCAAGTTTACACCCTATGTAATCAGCATCATGTGGCGCTTCATAGTGTTTACGGTAAAGCTCCGAAACCTGGTAGCGAAGCTAAGCAGGCCCGTTGGATCGGGGTACAACGTGAAAAATATTTACTTGGTGGTACTAGTATAGCCCCTCAAAGTTTTGGCTCGTTTTTCTCAGAGTTCACATAGGGAATAACATGAGTTGGATTACAAAATCACAAGACTGGGTTCGCACAAAACTTAACCCAGCACAGACACGAATTGCAGAAGGCGAAGGTACTCATATCGGTACTACTGCCAAAATTAGTTACATTCAAGCATTCAAAAAGCTTGAGTCAGTTAACAGACCAGTTAACATGCTAATTAGTGCCTGCAGCTCACTAGACTACGATATCAAAGACAAAGCGCACGAAGGTGTTGCAATTGGCATGCGCCAAAAGCAGCTTAGTACTCTTTTAAACTTCAGGCCTAATCCGTATCAAAGTGCACAAGATTTTCGTGCTGCAGTATTTACAGATTACGTACTTGAGGGTAATGCGTTCGTACACTTTGACGGTACGTTTATGTATCATCTACCTGCTGATTCAGTAGAGATATTAACTGACGCAAAAACATTTATCCGAGGCTACCGTTACAACGGTGCTGTTGACTTCAAAGAATCCGAAGTATTTTACTTCAGAGACGTTAGTTCAGAATCAATTTATCGTGGAGCTAGCAGATTACAGAGTGCTGAACGTTCAGTAAATATCTTGTATTCAATGCAGCAGTTCCAAGAGCAATTCTTTGATAATGGTGCTATTTTCGGTTTAGTGCTAACTACCGATAATACTCTAAGTCAAGTTGCCAAAGAAAAAACAATCAACTATTGGTTACAGCGTTATAGCTCTAAAGCCGGCGGTAAAAAGCCTGTTATCTTAGATTCAGGATTAAAGCCACAACAGCTAGCACAAACCAGTTTCAAAGACATGGATTTTGATCAAAGCATCAAGACTCATGACGAAAAAATTATGCGGGCTATCGGCGTACCACCTATCTTACTAGAAGGTGGTAATAATGCCAATATTAGCCCTAATCTGCGTTTATTTTACCTAGAAACAGTTCTGCCTATTAATCGTAAGTTTATTAGTGCTATAGAACGTTACTTTGGTTATGACGTGGAGGCTATTACAAGTTCAGTAAGTGCTTTACAACCAGAACTAAAAGACGTTGCAGCGTACCACTCAACATTGGTAAATGCTGGAATTATTAGTGCTAACGAAGCACGTACAGAATTACGTTATGAGTCAAAAGCTGGTAACGATGATTTACGAATTCCTGCAAATATTGCAGGATCAGCCGCAAATCCTAGTACAGGGGGACGACCCGCCTCCGCTAAGGAATAACACAAAGGGGTATTATGGTAGATAAAAGTAAAGTCCTGTTTATTAACAGTTCTTTTACAAAGAGCGAGTCTCTACCTACTGCCGGCGAAACAATTGATTCAGTAACTATAGAAGGTTACGCTTCAACTAATGACGTTGACAGACAAGGCGATATTGTTCCTGCGAGTGTGTGGGAAGCTGGTATTAAAAATTACTTGAAAAATCCGGTAATTTTGGCGTACCATAATCACAGTGAGCCTGTGGGTAGGATGACGGATCATAAAGTAGATGAAAAAGGCCTGTATGTAAAGGCCCGAGTTTCCGCTGCTGCTGAAGACGTCTTCAATCTTGTAAAAGACGGTGTGCTAACCGCCTTTAGCATTGGTTTCCGTATCGTTGATGCGGAATATAATTCAGCCTTAGAGCTGTTTGTTGTAAAAGAACTGGAACTACACGAAATATCAATTGTGTCTGTACCAGCAAATCAAAATACACTATTTAGTCTTTCTAAGGCGTTTGATACGGCCGAAGAATTTAAATCTTTCAAAATGCAGTTTGCAAGCAAAAGCAACTCAGCTAATGGGCTAGACGCCTCCAGCGATGTAAACAGCGAAATTACCGAGGAATGGAAAATGGATCCAAAAGAACTACAAAAAATGTTGGCCGAGGCTGCTACTGCTGCCGCTGAACAAGCCACAAAATCTATATTAGCCGCACAAGAAAAAGCTGCTAGTGACAAAGCTACTGCCGACAAAGCAGAAGCTGAGCTACAAGACCGTATCAAAGCTGCTGTTGCTTTAGCAACACCATCTACTACTGGTGCTGAAGCTCTTATGGCTGAAGTCGAGAAGCGTTTCGCTGCTCAGGCTGATGAAACTAAAAGTGTTGTTGCTGGTCTAGAAAGCGCTCTTAAAGAGAAAGCTGCTGAACTAGAAGCAATCACAAAATCACGTATGCAATTCCAAGACGGTAAGTCTGGCGAAATGTCTTACGGTGAAAAAGAAAAAGCTGTACTATTAGCTAAAATGATCGGTAAAGGACTAGAAGGTTCTAAATTCGGTCGTGATATGGTACAAAAGTATGGTGCTCACGTTCCAAGCGCTACCTGGGAACTAGAAGTTTCTATGGCCATGGAAAATGAAGTACGTCGTCGTTTAGTTGTTGCACCTAACCTACGCGGTATTGCAATGAATACTAACGTAATGACTATTCCAGTTAACCCAGAAGCCGGTGTTGCTACTTGGATGGCTAACACAGCCTTCGGTACTGCTGCTAGCGCGGGTGCTGAAGCTACTCATGCACTAAAAGAGATTACTCTAAATGCATACAAAGTAGCTACCAACGAATACGTTGCGTACGAAGAAGAAGAAGATGCTTTACTAGCAATTATGCCTGTTATCCGTGATGCCATGATTCGTCGTGTTGCTCGCGCTGTTGACCGTGCTATGTTACGTGGTGCAGGTACAGGTTCTGACCCAGTTAAAGGTCTATCAGCATACGACGCAGTAAGCGCCGTTACTCTAGATATTTCTGATGCTGCTAAGATGACTGTTGCCAAGTTACAGCTTCTACGTCGTGATCTAGGTGCATGGGGTCTTGATCCAAGCGAACTAGTTTACATCGTAAGCACAGAAAACTACTACGATCTATTAGAAGACGCAAGTTTCCTAACAGTTGATAAAGTTGGTCAACAAGCCACTTTACTAACAGGTCAAATCGGTGCAATCGGTAACACTCCAGTTATCGTAAGTGCTGAATTTGCTGACAAAGCTGCTGACGCAGTTGGCGCTATCTGCTTAAACCCAGGTAACTTCCTAGTCGGTAATCAGCGTGGTCTACGTATTGACACTCAAGACTTAGTGGAAACACAACGTCGTGTTATGGTAGCTAGCCTACGTACTGGTATGACACAAGTTACAACTAATTTAGGTGCTGGTGTTTCAGCTCTACGTTACGTAGCTTAATTAAGCTGACAAGGAACTTCGGTTCCTTGTCTTTTAAAAGGATTTTTTAAGTCCTTTTAAAAGACAAGAAAGGTAAATATGGGATTAAATCTTACAACAAAAGCAGACTATAAGACCTATGCTGGAATTAAGAGTACTAATGAAGATGCTGTAATTGATTTCATTATTCCTAAGATTTCTGAATTAATTAAAACATACTGCAATAGAACATTTGTCGACTACTGGTCGAGCCCAAATACTGAGGTATTTAACGGCGATGTAAATAAGTTCATTCTTAAAGAAACACCAATCGTAGCAATTAGTAATGTTCAGATAAGTACTAACTATGGCCAAACTTGGACTGATTTAGTTCAGTACAAAGACTGGGTACAAGATGGAGATACCGTCTTAAGCTTAGATAGCTCAGGATACTTTCCTAAGTTAATCAGAGGCTATAAAGTTATTTATACAGCAGGCTATAACGACGTACCTGCAGATTTAGAAGCAGCAGTTTTGGATTTAATAACTTACTATCGCAGACAAGATAGCGCTATTCATAGTTCTAAGTCGCCTGGTACAAACACAGTGCAAATTGA